ATTGGGAACTCATCGAAGAGGTTGCGGTTGATTACGACCTCGAAGAAAAGCGGGACGCGCTGTGGGCTTTTGCTCGCGCCATCGTTCCGGAAGGCAGCCGCCCCACGGCAGGAGAAAGCGAACAAGATACCGAACTTATTAAGGTTCGATACGTTTACGCCGGGGATCCAAACCCGCAGCGGGATTTTTGCAAGAAAATGATGTCAGCCCGCAGGGTTTACCGTTACGAGGATATAATCGCGGCGGGCGACCGTGCAGTTAATAGAGGCTTCGGGCCGAATGGAACCGATACTTACTCGATATGGCTCTACAAAGGCGGGCCTAATTGCCGGCATTTTTGGAAGCGACATACATACCTCCGCAAGAACAACAAGAAGATTTCCGTAAACCAAGCGAAGAAAGTCATTCGAGAGGCCGGAGTCGGCGCAAAGCGTCTCGAGGAAAATGATCGCCGAGTTGCAACACGCCCCACCGATATGCCAAATAACGGCTATTTAAACCCACGATAAATGGCACTAACAGCAGAAGTCCTTTTCGTTAATCCGGACTACATTAAGCGGATTACAAATATTAACGGAAGCATTGAGGACGCGTACCTCGTTCCGTCTATCATCCTCGCACAAGACAAGTATATTCAACTCTATTTGGGAACGGATCTACTGAACAAGCTAAAGAGCGATATTTCCGGTTCTTCTTTGTCGGGCGATTACGCTACGTTGATGGATTCCTACGTTCGTAAAGCAACGCTCTGGTGGACGATGGTGGAGCTTATCCCTTCGCTGTACGTGAAGATGGATAACGGCTCGCTCGTTTTAAGGGTCTCAGAAGACACGCAAGCGATTAGCCCGGACGATTTACACCGAGAGGTAGAAAGAGCGCGACAGAACGCCCAGTTCTACTCGTATCGCCTTTACAAGTACCTCTGCAATAACCTCTCGTTGTTCCCGGAGTACAACAGTAACACGGGAGCGGATATGTTGCCACAGCCTGCGGACTATTTCCAAAGCGGAATGACGATAAGCGGAGGCACTACCTACCCTCTGCCCGTAGATTTGAAAGCATACTTCGGATGAGAAAAAGCCGAAAAGAGAATATAACCCTACTGAAAAAGTTTCTCGATGACCTCGACAGAAATAACGTTCCTACTCCTTCCAAGCGCAATCGCAATAGTAGCGGTATGGGTAAACCTAAACCGCGAGATTGAGAAGTTGAAGGGGCGTATTATCCGCGTAGAGTCCGACAAGGACGAATTAAAAGAGATGATGAAGGAGGTAGTTAAGGCCGTCCACAAAATCGAATTAATGCTCGCGGAGAAATGAGATACTTTACCTTCGACGAGTTCGATTCCCCCGACCAAGCCGGCAGCGGGGAGATGATGGATCTGGACTTTCTCGCTATGTTGGATGAGGCTCGAGATTGCGCCGGGATTCCGTTTGTTATAACCTCGGGCTTTCGAAGTGTTGCTCACAATCAATCGTTAATAAAGCAGGGTTATAACGCTTCGAGGAACTCTTCTCACCTTTTAGGTTTAGCAGCGGATATCTTCTGCACGGACAGCCGGAGCCGATTTATCATCCTCGACGCGCTCCAGGAAGTGGGGTTCACGAGAATAGGAATCGCGCCGAACTTTATACACGTAGACCTCGACACAAACAAACCTCAACACCGTATATGGGTTTATTGACAAAAGACCGGGATATACATATTCTCCCGCTCTCTTTCGAAAACGCGAAAGATGAGAAAGCGATATATCTCCTTTCGGATGTTCACTTCGACTCCGTAAAATGCGACCGGCGGTTATTCTTCAAACATCTACAGATGGCACAAGAAGAAGGAGCGTCGGTTTTCATTTTAGGCGACCTAATGGACTTGATGCAGATGCCCAGAGATCCACGCGGAAATTACGACTCGTTGCGGCCAGAGCTTAAAAAGATGGCATATATCGATGAGGTCTTGAAGGACTGCGCCGATAAACTCGAACCGTACAAGGACGTTATTAAACTTATCTCGATGGGTAACCACGAGACCAACATAACTAAGCGGCACGGGGTAGATTGTACCCAACGCATCGTGGCTCTCTTAAACGCAAAAGGAGGCGACGTAGTTGCAGGGTATTACGCGGGGTGGGTCATTCTCAAGTGCGACCGCAAAGGCCAGGGTACACGCCGTTCGTATCCGCTGCATTACCATCACGGTTACGGAGGCAACGCGAAGCGTTCTAAAGGCGTTCTAAATGTCGATATAGATATGAAGGACTACCCGCAGGCGCGAATCATTGCACGGGGCCACACTCACCAAAAATGGTATCACCCGGTAATGCGCGACGTCCTTACGAACAACTTCAACCACTCACAAGAAACGGTTCACGTAGTGCAGACCGGATCGTACAAAAAGAAAGACCGCTCTATTGGTTGGGAGGTTGAGAAGGGATTCTCTACCCCTCGCCTCGGTGGATGGCGGTTTACCATTAAGCCACAAGGCAAAGAATACGCGATACAATGTCACGAACTCCACTAAAGAATACCAAGCTCGGAGCGTGGTTTCGAAACAAAGCTCCAAAGGCTTTCGAGGCTATCGGCGACGTAGTGCCAGGAGGCGACGCTTTGAAGGCTATAGGCGCGTTAATTGACGCAACTACGGAAAGCGAAGAAGAGAAGAAGCAAGCGCGGCTGATGCTCGCAGAATACGAGAACGCGGATCGGGCAAGCGCACGGGAAAGGGAAGTGGAGATGGTTCGCGTTTTGAAAAAGCGCGATTGGATGCAGTCGTTTGTGGGGATGGCTGCGATGATCATCGGCATCACTATGGTCGTATGGGCGAAGTCCGGCGTTGAGGACAAAGAGATCTTCTTTCACATTCTCGGATTCGCAGAGGGTACGCTCGTGGGGCAAGTGGTTAACTATTACTTTGGTTCTTCTCAGAAGTAGAGGTATATTCGCACTCCAGTTTGTTCTGGTTGTATCAGTTTATCGTTTGATGGGAGGGAGGCTCAACGGGGCTTCCCTCTTTTTTTTTGACATTTTAAAAGAAAATTTGGATTTAAGGAATTTTTGTTTGAACATTGCCTCAACAAACGATTTAAACAATGGAACAACTACTCGAATCTGTACACGTTGGCCTTATCGACTCAATGACGTTAGAGGTCTACTTCCGTCGTAAGCAATACGACCAACCTACCTTGGAAGGACAGTCCAAGAACTGCGAGCTTCACGGCCCGGACTTTACCCCAATTACTATCGAGCGCGTCTTTCTCTGCAAAGCGGGAAGAAGCAAAATCGACATCAGCGAGATTCACTTCTCGGACTACCTCGATATCGATATGAAAAAACTGAAGTACGACCTCCAAACCCGTATACTGTAATGGAACAACTACGCGAAGACGTGCAGAAGTTTTACGGATGGGCGCAAAAGGAGTTTGAAGGCGAAGAGATAGACCGCCTTCTCTTTGAAGTCCAATCCTCAATTACGAACCTTGAACGATACATTAACAATGAATTTAGAAAAAAAGCAATGGGTAAAACCCGTATGCGTTAAGAGCAGCGTTCACGTCTGCCCAACGGAGAACTTCAACCAATGGCAAGAAGAACGCGCAGAAGAGGAACGCTTCCGCCGGTTGATAGATAATCTTGCGGCGGATCTCGTTCGTCATTTTAGAAAACGAAATGTTTAACCCCAAAACCAAACAAAATGGGACAATCTAAAATCAAGTCCATTCAACCGAATGGCACGTGGGAAGGCCGTAACGGCACGATGTTTAAATTCGAGATAGGTCTCGAAGACGGTACCTCCGGCGAGGTCAACTCGAAGACCATCGACCGTTGGAACGTCGGCGACGAAGTAGAGTATACCGTCACGCCGGGCAAGTACGGCGACCGCTTGAAGCTCGATAAAGCGGGATATGCGAACAAAGGCGGCGGAGGCGGCTACAAAGAAGACCCAGAAAAGACGAAGCGAATTACCGCTTCTTGGGCAATTGGTCACGCCATCGACCGGGAAAGCGGCGATCCGGAGAAGATTATCGAGGCGGCGGAATGGCTCATTAAGTTACGGGACACCTTAATCTCCAAGCTATGAGCAAGAGCGCAAAAATACGCGCATATCTGCGCAAGCATCCTAACGCCAAAGTTGCAACGATGGCAAAGCAGTACAACTGCAGCCGTCAACTTGTTTTTAACGTAATCGCACAAGAGCGCAAAAAACGCGGCGAAATAAAACCGGATAAGGCTACCCCTATCGCGAACGTAGAAAACGCAAAGAAGACCCCTCAAAACGCTTCTAACGGCGTTTTACCGAAGCGGGTGGTAGTTAAGAAGTCGTTCCTTTGGGGCGCATTTAAATTCGAACGCTATGAATAATATTAAACTGTTTCTTGTCCGCAACTACGGATCACTCGAAAAGGCAGCCTACCAACTGGAAGTAACCGGAGCGACGGTTCGAAGTTGGTGCAGTTTGCGCCCTCGGAATATGCTCAAGCACATTCCAGAGATAAGCGATCAAACCGGAGCCAACTACGCCGAAATCGTCGAAGAGGTTTTACTGTGTGAGAAAGAGGGGGGGGTTTAGCCCCCTTTTTTTTCATCTTTGAGCAATGGAAAGAGAATTCAAAGGGGTATGGATCCCGAAGGAAGTTTGGCTAAACAAGGAACTTAGCCTCACCGAGAAAGCCCTCCTGGCTGAAATCGACTCGTTCACGGGCGAAGGGAAAGCCTTCTACAAGTCCAACGACACCATACAGGAAGAGTACAAGGTTTCCCGGCCTACGATCTCAAAAGCCCTCAAGAAATTGGAGGGTATGGGGTTTATTAAAATCGAGTTCGACGGACGCAGAAGGAAGGTAACCTATCAGGCAGACCGTAAAATATTTACGGGCAGGGGGAAAGAATCTTACGGGCAGACCGTAAAAAAGTTTCCGGCAGCCCGAAAGAATAGTACCTCTATTAATACAACTAAAGAACAAGTAAAAGAACAATCTAAAGAAGAGGCGATCGTCCTCCCTTGGGATTCCGAACGATTCGCAGATATTTGGAGCGAATGGAAAGAAGACCGTAGAGAACGAAAAATTAAGAAGTACACCCGGCGCGGTGAATTGGCTGCGCTCCATAAACTACACAACGAAACAAACGGAGATGAACAACAAGCAATCGAAGCAATACAAATCGCTATCGCCAACCAATGGCAAGGAATCTTCCCTCGACCAAAGAAGGCAACTCCAAAAGGCCCAAGCAGAGATGAGCTTAACAACTATATCAGAAACGGGATTATTTAAGTACACGCCGGAGGAGTGTTGGCAGCAAGGAACGAACATCAAAACCGCGCTCCGCGTTATGCCCGAAGCGACCAGGGCGGCTGTTATCTCAATGATTCAGGAGACGGTTATAAAGCTCGAGATGAAGAAGACCCTTCAGAGTTTTGAAGACGTAGCCCTTTGCGCGGAGATGATTTTCGAAGTATTCCCCGTTTTGAAATTGGAGGAATTGAAACTAATTTGTCAGCGGATGAGAACAGGATATTATGGCAATTTCTACGAGCGTCTGAAGATGCAGGAGTTTCGCGATTGCATCACCAAGCACGAGGAAGAACGCGCCCCGATCCTTGAACGACAGCATCAACATATTACACGGGGTACGGACAACCCTACGAACGTCCCCGAGTATGACGCAGAGGCTGCGAAGCTCGCTTGGAGAATGAAGAATAACCCTTTTTTAATACCGGGAAAGAATGGGAATAGCGAAGACGAAAAGCAAACTTGATTCCATCTTCTCGCAGTTCATCCGCTTGCGTGGATCTAACGAAGAAGGTTGGGGAAATTGTTACACGTGCGGTCGTTTACGGCATTGGAAGGAGGTAGACTGCGGCCACTTCATCACCCGGGCGAAACTCGCCACTCGATGGAAGGAAGAAAACTGCCAGTTCCAATGTAAGCAATGCAATATGACCGGGGGCCAACAGTACGTTTTCGGAAAGAACCTGGATGCGCAATACGGCGAAGGAACGGCAGAAGCTATACTCATCGAGAGCAACAAAACAAAGAAGTGGACGGTAGAAGAACTCGAGGAGAAGTGCCGCTACTACAGGAGAAAAGTAAATGAAATCAAGGCACAAAGAGGATTGGAATAAATTCCTAACACGGAACTATTCGAAACTCGTTCACGTTGCGAAACGATGGACGGACGATCCGACCGACCTTGTACACCACGTTTATCTCCGCTGCGTAGATAAGCGATATATGGAAAACCCCTTCGGGTACTTTGTTAAGGCTATGTACTTTGAAGCCACACGCGGAAAATTTAAGGAACTCTATAAAACAAACGATAATGAACCCCAAGAACAAGCCACAGAAACCGACCTTACCAAAGCCCTCCAACGAGAACAACTCCAACTCATTCTCGACCGTCTCGGGTGGTTCGATAGAACAGTTTTCGGACTATATCTTAGCGGATGGAATATGGCTGAAATATCTCGACGGTCTGGCATTGGAGAATCAACCTTATATCGCTCACTACACCTCACCCGAAAAACCCTGAAGAATGTTCTTCGTAACCGGACAGAAGAGGACTGATCGCCTCGCTATTTGCTACGACTGCGAACACTTCGTACCATCGACGAAGAGTTGTGGCCCGTTGGTAACGGAAGCGTTTACCGACTCCAAACTCTGCGGTTGCCATATGCCTACGAAAACTCGGTTAAAGGTAGCCTCCTGCCCGCTCGGTAAATGGCAAGCGGAGATAAAACAAAGCGACCTCGACGCGATCCGGGAACTAATCGACAACCCACGCAATGCGACTAACGGCGACCTCGCACGGCTCTACAGCAAAGCGACCGGTACGAATACAAAAGCCTCCCAATGCAGTAGCTGTAACCGGAGGATGTTAAACGAACTGAAACAACTCTTAAAAGATGCCACTACCTAAACCCAACAAAGGCGAGAACCGCTATCAATTTATGCACCGCTGTATCAACGCGGTAGTTACGAAGCGGGACTTCCCCGATGCAGATCAGCGCGTAGCAGTTTGTTCCACGATTTGGAAAGAAGAAACTCAGGAATGACCTATACCAAAGAAGAACGGGAGGAGATAGCGCACAACATCCGGGAGTTTATGAAGCTACCGAAGAAAGAGAAGTTTGAAGAGAAGCAATACTTCGACGCAATCGGACAAACCCCAGGACTCCGGATGCTGCATCGAAGAGAGTACAATATGACCCACTACGACCGCGAATGGCTCGAAACCATAGCGAGAGACGTAGAGGGCAGAATCATACACCCGTGAAACACGGAAGCCTATTTTCCGGAATCGGTGGCTTCGACCTTGCCGCCGAATGGATGGGGTGGGAAAACCTGTTCAACTGCGAGTGGGAAGAGTTCCCGCGCAAAGTCCTAAAGCACCACTTTCCAAACGCCAAACAATATGGAGACATCAAAGAATTTAACGCGGCAACTTACGCTAAACGAATTGATATACTTACAGGAGGATTCCCCTGCCAACCATACAGCACCGCAGGAAAACGAAAAGGAAAGGAAGACGAACGCCATCTGTGGCCGGAGATGCTTAGAATTGTTCGAGAGTGTTCACCGCGTTGGATCGTGGGAGAGAACGTTCGCGGGCTTGTTAATTGGAACGGCGGACTGGTTTTCGAGGAGGTGTGCGCTGACCTGGAAGCTCACGGGTACTCCGTACAACCGTTTATTCTTCCAGCTGCTGCCGTCAACGCTCCCCACCGCCGCGACCGAGTGTGGTTTGTTGCTCACGCCAACGACAACGGAACGCAGCGAACACCCCGAGGAGATGCGAGCGAGAGCAGAGGCAAAAGGATACAGGAACGGGACGAAGTACAACAGCCTCACGAGTCAAATGCTTTACGGCAACTTTCTCCCGACACCATTAACACAAGACGCAAAACAGAAGGAGAACAGCCCGAGCCAACAACACAAAACCAACAAATTAGCGATTCGGTTTGCGGGTGGGAGCGGTTCCCAACTGTCCCCCCTGTTTGTGGAGGAGATGATGGGCTTCCCAAAGAACTGGACGGTATCACCTTTCCAAAATGGCGAAGAGAATCCATCAAAGCATACGGAAACGCAATAGTCCCTCAAGTAGCTTTGCGTATATTTGAAGCAATCCAAGAATATGAGAAACGCACGTAAAGCCCTCCTCCACGCGAAGAACTTCCTCTTAATTACGGAGAACGCCGAAGTAGTGCGACTCCATACGGGGCCGGATCCCGCAACCCTCCTCCTAACTTTAGCCGTTCATAATGTCGAATTCAGACAAACCCTTGAAGCCGTTATTGTCCAAGCCAATGAAGCTCTCGGAGATAACAGCCAACCCGAGGAACCCGAGGCAGATTAAAGAGGCGAGGTTTTGGAAGTTGGTTAACAGCCTCGAGTCGCTGCCCGATATGAGCGCAGTTCGTTCGATTATCATCGATGAGAACCGAAACATAATCGGCGGCAATATGAGATATAGAGCGATGCGCCATCTCGGATGGACATACGGAACGGTTCAAGTGTACGATCGGGAATATCACGCGCAAACGGAAACCTTCCTAAAACTCGGGAAAAGCTACGAGGACACTTGTAGGGAGATGATTATTAAAGATAACGTCGCATTCGGAGAGGACGATATGGATATTCTTGCAAACGATTGGGACGCAACCGAACTAAACGAATGGGGTCTTAACGTATGGGATCCACAAGAAGAGAAGGAAGAGAAAGAGGAGAAACCCAAATGCGAATTATGCGGTAAGTAATGGAAGCGGTAAAAACCCACAAATCCAACACCAAAAAAGAGGCTATGTTGGAAGCCTTGGAGAAATCCCTCGGTATCGTATCGACAGCGGCCAAAATGGTAGGTATCGACCGCTCCACGCATTACGCTTGGTTGAAGTCGGACGAAGAATATAAGAGCGCGGTTGCATCGATTCAAGACGGCGTTCTTGACTTCGCAGAAAGCCACCTCTACAAACTCGTAAAGGAAGGCAACCCCGCCGCGACTATCTTCTTTCTAAAGACCAAAGGCAAGAAGCGCGGATATATCGAACGGCAAGAGATAGAGGTACAAGAGAAGAAGCCGCTATCTTGGTTGAATGAAAAATAATTTTCAGAAAAGTGATTTTTTTTTTGGAGAATGGAAAAATAGCTGTATCTTTGATTCATCAAACAAACGGAAAAACAAACAGCTATGAACAACAAAGTAACCGCCGCTAAAAAAGAACTCGAAGGAATCAACTGGAACGCTTTGATTTCAGAAGTTCTCAAAGAAAATAGCAAGACACTCATGGGAATAGACGCGATCGCGCAAAAGGTGGCAGAGAAAATCTAAAGCCAAGAATACCAAACCAACAGAAGCCCCGAAAGGGGCTTTTTTTATACCTTGTACTCGGTGAAACTTCCGGCAACATATTATCACGTAAGGAACTCAAAGAAGCGGATAATTTGCAATCAAGGCGGCACGCGTAGTGGCAAGACCTTCTCAATTTTGCAATGCCTTATAGAACTCTGTTACAAGAATACCGGCCTCGTAGTAACCATTTGCCGTAAGACCTTCCCCGCCCTTCGTGCTACGGCGATGCGGGACTTCTTCGAGATACTCGAAAACGAAGACGCCTATAACGTCGAACTCCACAACAAATCGGAAGCTACTTACCAGTTATGGGGAAACCTCGTGGAGTTCATTTCGGTGGATCAACCGCAGAAGGTGCGAGGCCGTAAACGTGACGTTCTCTTTATCAACGAAGCCAACGAGATAACCCTCGAAGATTGGCGGCAACTTATCCTCCGAACCACGGGGAGAATAATTGTAGACTTTAACCCCTCCGACGAATTCCATTGGCTTTACGACTTACCCAAACGCGATGACTGCGACTTCTTTAAAACGACGTACAAGGATAACCCGTTCCTTCCCGAAAGTGTACTCCTGGAAATTGAACGCTTCAAAGAAGCAGACGAAAACTTCTGGAGGGTGTACGGACTCGGAGAACGAGGAACAAGCCGTGCGACCATCTTTACCCATTGGAAAGAAATAGACCAGATACCAAATGAATTTAAACTCCTCAACATCGGACTCGACTTCGGATATACGAACGACCCAACCGCGATCGTCCGAGTGTACACCGACGGCCACGGCTTCGCGGTCGACGAACTCTGCTACGCAACGCGCCTCACTAATAGCAATATCGCACAAATGCTCCGAGATAATAACGTTGATAGATCGGATGTTGTTATCTGTGACTCCGCAGAGCCCAAGAGCATCGATGAGATACACGGTCACGGATTCAATACTCACGGAGCAAGAAAGGGTAGAGATTCGGTTAGAAGCGGAATCCAGTTCCTCCATTCGCGCCCGCTACTTATCACGTCTCGGAGTGTGAACCTTATCAAGGAGCTACGCAACTACAAATGGAAGGAGGATAAGAACGGCAAGCAACTGAATGAACCCGTAGACCAATTTAACCACGCTATCGACGCGATGCGCTACGCGATCACTTTCAACCAAACGAACCCGAACTTCGGGGCTTACGCTATCGGATAGAAAAAAAGAAAGAAAAGTTTTGGAAGTAAAAGAAAAGTTTCCTTATCTTTGAGACATCAAACGAAACAAACAAAAACAAACAGCTATGAACCTTGAAAAGTACAACACCCTTTGCCAGGACTTTGAACAAAAGAGCGCACGCCTGACTGAATGGTGCGAATCCTCCACAAATGAACGCAAATTGTTGAAGCCATTCAAAGTGCTGCGCAACGAAGCACAAAGTGCATTGAATGAACTTGAAAGCTACATCAACGAAAACGCATAAGTGAAACAAAGGGGGGCGCAATGCCCCCCAATACTTATGAACGAACAGCAGCCCCTTCGGGGGCTTTTTTTTTGCCCTAACTTTCCGGACGTAAGGAAACCGAACAAAGCAAGTTATTTAAACGATGGAATTACGCCTCCCTCATAGATGGTCGGATCTCACGCTCGGAGAACTGCAAGTAATGATGACAAGCGAGAACCAACTCGAACGCATCTCCATTTGTACAGGTCAATCCGTAGACAAACTACGGACGATGCCTCAGAAGCTCATAGAAGCCGCTACAGCGCACCTTGACCAACTGCTAACCCAAGAGACCGCACGATTCGAGAAAGTCGTAGAGATAACCGGAAAACGCTTCGGCTTCGTTCCCGATTGGGACGCATTCACGGCGGGGGAATGGATCGACCTAGAAAACTACCTCGAAGACTTTTGGAAGAACGCCCACAAAGTGATGGCGGTTCTCTTTCGGGAGGTTACCTACGAACTCGGAGAGAAATACGAGGTAAAGAAATACACCGCCAAAGAAGACGCTTCGATATTTGAGGAGATGCCCGCCGACCTCGTATCCGGAACGCTGCTTTTTTTTTGGACTACCAGAAACGAACTGCTGCTCGATATGAAGTCCTCTTTACTGGAGGTAGCGGAGGCAGCGATCCAGTCGGCGAAAAATGGGGATGGTATCACGTCCTCCACGCCCTCGCAGGTGAAGACCTCCTCAAGATGGACAAGGTTACGGAACTCCCTATACAAGTGGTATTTCAACACCTTTCGTATTTAAAAGACAAGCTCGCACATGATCACGTTTAACAACATCGTCGAACGCTTCAAGATATTCGCGGAGAATCACTTCTTCATCGAAACCTTTTCGTTTGGCTCTCCCGATGACGTAGACCTCACGAAGTTCACCTCGTTCCCGTTGATGCACCTCGTTTATACGGGAGCAACCTACGACCCCGGAACGAAGACGTACAACCTTGAGGTGTATATCCTCGACGTACCCGCCGATAAGACGAAGAAGGTAGACCGACAGAAGGAGGTGGTGAGCGATGCGGAGCAATGCGCGGAGGACATTATTGCCGATATTAAGAACGGCGGAAATATCTTCTTATTTGCGCAGGATTACGAGGTCGTAAACGCCACGACTACTCCGCTTGAAGAAGAAACAAAGAACGTACTCTCCGGGGTTCTCTTGGATCTGTCCGTTTCCATCCCTTACGAATGGGACGCTTGTAACGCACCTATTGACGGGGTTAGCCCGGAAGGCGGGGACGAAGTAGCGTACGCCCGACGGGGTATCCTTCGAATGTTGACGGTCGATGGTGCTACCGATGTCCTCAGCGTTCGCACGATCAAAGTAACGAACGGCACCTTAACCGATAACGGCGACGGAGTAGTTACCCTCGATACCGGAGGAGGAGGGGCGGAATCCTTAGATGATTTATCCGATGTTGATATTGTCGGCACTCCGTCGGGCGGGGACGTGCTTTCGTACAATAGCGGAACAACCAAGTTCCAACTGAACCCAGGGCTGCAACAACTGCTCGCAAACTTCAAGGCGAGCGGTACTGGTGCGCAGATGTTCGACACCCTCAACGATACCACAAAGGGTAACATCGACTTGCAAGCTACCACGGCTGCAATGAAGGTAAACCTCACGGGTATATCCATAACGGAAAGCTCTCCGGGTGTCGTAGATATTACCGTTGCAACCGATTCCGACGGATCCGCAGAATTTACGGCCATTCGAATAGAAGGTACGACGACTGAAGACGTAGCGGAAACGATTATCAAGAGCGGTAACACGTTTAAGTTCGAGGATTCGAGCGGCGATAAGATTTGGCTTCGAGTACCTAACGCATCGGGCGATATTACCGTTTTGCTTCCTGCTACTGCCGGAACGCTCGCACTTACGAGCGATATATCTCAAGATTCAGCGGTTCAAGCAAATACCGCAAAGACCTCTTTCCCGGGCTTTGGAACGAGCGCAGGAACAGCCCTCGAAGGGGATACCGCGCTCTTGCAGTTAGGAACTACCAGTACAACCGCACTTGCAGGAGATACCACGACGATAAGCACGGCACAAGCCAACGCGATAACGGCGAACACAGCGAAGAACAGTTACCCAAGCGCGGACGCTACGAAGCTCGCAGGTATCGAAACTGGAGCCGATGTAACGGACGCAACGAACGTAGCCTCTGCGGGCGCGTTGATGGCATCAAGCGCACAACTAACAGGCAACCTCGACACGCAAGCAAACACGATTACAACAACCACAACAAACGGAGATATTAAACTGCTCCCGAATGGTACTGGTTTAGTTGATATACAAGGCGCAACGAATCCCGGTGCTATTCGGTTGAAATGCGAAGAGGGCTCCCACGGCGTTACGATACAAAGCCCGGCGCATTCAGCAGGTGCAGATTACACGCTTACTCTGCCAACGACAGACGGCAACGCTAACCAATTACTCAAAACCGACGGCAACGGGGCTTTGGATTGGACAGATGATAACGCGGGAGTTACAAGCATAACGGCAGGGGTAGGGTTAGACGGCGGGACGATTACCGCGACCGGGACAATAGATCTTGCAAATACGGCAGTTACCGCCGGCAGTTACACCTCCGCAGATATTACTGTCGATGCACAAGGTAGAATTACCGCTGCTTCCAATGGAACCGGAGGCGGAGGCGGAGGCGGTGGTATTTCGCATATTGTGGAAGATACCACACCGCAACTCGGAGGCGACCTCGATACGAATACGAAAAACATCTTGTTCGCTAAAACGTCCGCAACTGATTACAGCAGCAACGGCGACATCGTAAAAATTGGTACGGGATCCACAACGCAAGGGGCGTTGCATTACCTCAACAGCAGCGGCGGTTGGACGCTTGCCGACGCAGACGCAACGGGTACAGCGGGGGGTGTTTTGTTAGCCCTCGCATTGGGAACCGATCCGGATGTTGACGGGATGTTATTGCGGGGGATGTTTACACTCGACCACGACCCCGGAACGATTGGGGAAGAGTTGTACGTATCGACCACGGCGGGAGATATTACGAGTACCGCACCTTCGGGAACGGGAGATATTGTTCGCGTCGTTGGTTATTGCCTCGACAGCGCGAACGGACAAATTTGGTTCAATCCGTCGAACGACTTTATCGAGCTTGCGTAATGCCTACTATCAATAAAAATAACGGAATCGAAATGGCAGATATCGCAAAAATCAACGAACAAGACGTGCCTTCAGGCGGCACGGGCTTAACGGCAAACGCCTTAGCTACGACTGGTGTACAGCTAATAGGAGATGCAGTAAACCCCTATAATTCCTCAGTTGGTGCTGAATTTGGAAGGGGGCCAACAGACACCACGAACTCTTTTACTAAAATTGTTTGCAACGAGTACGTTCAGTTTCACGCCCTGAAAAGCGATGGCACCCTTTGGTACAATTACCCTTCCTCTGCTCCTGGGAATACTTACTACAAGCCTTCTGCATACATAGCGGATGGTACGTGGCGACAATACGGATCAGATACAAATTGGACAGATATAACTGGCGGAGACAATCAATTCGGGGCGATAAAAGACGGAGATTATTGGTTTTTAGGGCGTGGTTCATATCGAATGCGAGGCGACGGCTCAACATCAAGCGTCAGCAGTTGGACGGAGGTGAATAGTTCTGGCGACTGGTCGAAAATCCAGTTTGGATATCGAGCGACTTATTTAATAAATACAAGTGGGCATCTTTACGCGTGTGGTTATGGTTATGATTATATGTTAGGCCAAGGCAACACAAGCACCATTTCAACTTTATCGAGAGAGCAATTTGACCTAACCACTTTTGCGGATGTAAAGCCTGGCTATAGATGCGCTCAGTTTCTGATGACTAACGGCGACGTTTACTTTACGGGTAATAATGCCAATAGATTTGCAGGGCCACAGCTTACGGGAAGTGGCGATAAGAACGGCCCATTGCTAATGGTTGACAGCACCTCTGATTATGTCTGCTCAAAAATTGGCACTATGACTTATTACGGCATGTGCAACATAGATACAGATGGATATCTAAGGTTTCACGGGTATGCATACAACAGCTATATTAGGCCCGACAATGCTGTTTCGTCTTCAGATAATGCTCAAGACGCATCAGCGGGCCTTCGCCTGGACTCGCTTGGCACGGGGTGGCAAGACTACTTCGGTTGGGATTTAAACGGAAGTACGACAAGAAATTGTTTCGCAATAAAGTCTGGGGAATGTAGAATGGGGGGGAATAATGCGTATGAACTCAAGTTAGCTGCCGGTTTAAGTGTAGTCAACAACTCTTCTTGGGAAGTCTTGCGATCCGCTAATTCAACTGTTGGTTGCATCGCTTATAATGACAACTCAAGTGGTCACTTTTTTATTGTAGGTTAAATATGAAAAATACATATAGAGTAACTGTGCCCGAAGACACGGATTTTTTCGAAGGTTGGACTGATAGTCGTGTCCCAAATATGGTTTTTTTGTACGACCAAGAGTCAATAGAGGAATGCGAAGAAATCGATGGGGTTTACTATGCCACTTATGAAACGTGGGTGGTAACTGAACCACGGCAGATGGAATACGTGCAACCAGATGGAACGCACGTTGTTATTGACATCCCAATAGGTGAATACGGCAAGCGATGAAGAACCTGAACAAGGCAATCATCCTATTTGCCGATGAGGTTCTCAAGTCAGCAAAACGCCGGATCGGAGGACGCCGAATCGGTCGGAACAAGAATTACGGAGTAGCTACCGGAACGCTCAAACGGTCGCTGTCGTATCGCGTCCGGGTACGCGGTAACGAAGTGCGGGAGGTCACCTTTGGGGCGAGGGGCAAAGCCAACAAGTACGCCGCGTTCATCCATTGGGGAGTAAACGGGACGCAGAAGAACCAAAAGAGTCCTTTCTTTCGATTCCGCAAGCAACCCCCGTCCAAAGTGTTCTTGCCGTGGATCCGTTCGAAGGGCATCCGTTTACGCGATGAGAAGGGACGATTCAAGAAGCAGAGCCAAAGCAATATGAACTCCCTCGCTTTCTTGATCGCTCGCAGCGTCAAACGTAAGGGAATCGTTGGACTGCGGTTCTATGAGAAAGCCTTTGTTGCTGTCTCCGGTCGATTTAACAAGCAAATCGGCGAGGCAGTAGCGGAGGATATCAAAGATAAGTTCAAGTTGAATCTCGGAAATATTACAGTTAAGTAATGGCATCAATCGACAACGGCCCCGCAGGAGGCTCCTGGATACCCGCCGGGCAAAAGCTCCTTTTTACTATTATACCGGACATCACCGTTACGGACGACTACCGCTTTATAGTTCAGGTAGAGGAGAACGGTACAAATATTTCCAAGGTTTACCTTACCCCTAACCCTGCAGATACCGCCTTCTTCGATTTATCGGAAGCCATCTTGGGACGCTTGGAAGTGGACGCTTTTAAATTTGCGCAGACGGGGACGATTCACTCGCTGAATAACAAGATGTATTCCCGCTCAAATGGAAATATCAAGCGATACCGTTTGAAGGTCGGACACTTCGACGGAAGCAGCGAAACTCTTGCGGAGGATACTTCAGCATATTATTACCTCTTCGACGGATACGAGCAACTCTCACAAGGGCTGTTCCCGTCGTTCTCGGATTACTACGGAACGGCTACCTCAAAAAAGGTATGGCTAACGGATCGCGTACCCGTGAGCAACGTAATAAATGTAAAGGCAGCCATTGAAGACCAAGGAGTTGCCGCCTTTATTAACTCGGACGATACCGGGTCACTCATTACGCAACTGACATTCAAGATTTACGACACGGCAGGGAGTCAGGAAGCGACCCTCGAATACGTGGTAAATAGCACCAACGGGGGCTTGGTTCCCACCACTTCCTGGAGCGACTCTACAACCGACGGGAGCTTGTTGTATGCATACGTTTACCCGGCTTCGTTTGCAGCCCTCACAAGCGAGTTAAACGGCGTTACGGGAGGGTGGGGTTATTATGATGTAATTCCGTCTACTTCGAGCGGGCCAACGGGCAACACGCTACGCATTACCAACGACTGCCGACACAACAAGAACGAAGCGGTTCAATTGGCGTGGACGAATACGCGCGGCGGATGGGATTACCTCCGCTTTAACGGCAAGAAGCAAAAGACGCTCACAAGGGAAGAGAAGACGTATCGAAAGATTGTAGGCGACTACAGCGGTGCGCAGTTTCAAATAGGAGGCAGCGAACGACAGATAAAGCCGTATCAACTCGAAGCGAAGGAACGCTACCAGTTGAACGGTATTCTCACCATTGAGGAACTCACCTTACTTCAATTTTGTATGAGGAGTAAAAACGTAATGGCCGATATTGACGGTTCTTGGGTTCCTTTGACAATCGTACAAAACTCGATGCAGGTAGAAGAAGAAACCGTTTCGAAGGTCTTCGTTACTTCGTTCGAAGTTGAACTCGCACAAATCATCCGATGCTAAGAGTTCGAGAACTGTCCCGTTCAGGTGACCAAGCGGGACAATGTTCGAACCCCTAAAGAATTGAATTGATGTTAAGACTTACGATCGACGGAAACGAAATAGAGTTGTACGAGAATGAACCCGTGAACCTCTCGTATCAGTTCAGCAACTTGCAAGACATCAACTCGAGCAGTTCGAACTTTTCGCAGACCTTCCGCGTACCGCTCACGAAGAAGAACCAAGATTACTTCGGCCCGGTTAACGAGTTCGGACTTATTCCGGATTGGGATCCCAAGACCAAAGTAGACGCAGAGCTTACATACAACACCATCCCGGTAATGCGGGGCTTTGTCCAGGTGAAGGCGATATACGTTCAAAAGGGCAAGTACGCAGACGTAGAACTCGTATTCTTTGGAGAGACGGCAAACCTATCTCACGATATAGGGGACGGGATGCTTTCCGACCTCGACCTCTCCTCGTACAATCACACGCTTAACGCAACGCAAATTGTATTGAGTTGGGCAGGTGGCCTTTCGAGCGGTGCGATACGTTACGGCCTCCCGGACAAGGGGCAGAACTGGACAAGCGACACTATTTGGACTACTGACAATCCACTCGAACACGGCGACTTTACACCGTATTTCCGTGTCCCAAAACTATTGGAAGAGATTCTCGATGCTGCGGGTTACACGATGGAGAGCGACTTTTTTGATGGGGCTACGGGCTTCGAAGAGATTACGGATCTCTATCTGTTGATGAACAACGGAAACCGGACTCCTATTGGGATTTGCACTGCTACGGAATGTCTAAGGCCCGGTAATAACGTTATGCTTTGTGGATATACAAGTGATGTCACAGTTAGCGGATCCGGTTTTACAAACTTGACTGGCTTCTCTGAGGCTTCACCGTTCTACGACCAAAACAACAACTTTGACGGAACTACATACACCACACCCGTTCGAGCGTTTTACCGCTTTCGCGTTAACATTGATGCAACGCTGAGTTCACCGGGGACAATCAATCTAACGGTGCGTTTGGCAAAGGGGGGGAGCACGAATATCGCTACCATTATGGATGCCGTTCCCGGCCCCGTTGTAGATGATAGCTTTGTATCAGTCGTGACCGATCCCATATTTTTAAACTCGGGCGAATCAATAACTCTTCAACGCAATATCAGCGCGTCTGGTTTTGACTTGACCTTGAACGGGGCGGGTACAATTGGCCCCGGCACTACGGGTTGGGAGGTAGTAGAAATAACAGATCCTTCGAGCGGGCAAACGGTAGACACCGCCGCGAATATGCCCGTAATGAAGCAAATCGATTTCGTATCCGGTTTGCAAAAGATGTTCAATCTCGTATTCATCCCGGATAGAAACAACGCGAAGAAGCTGTACGTTGAGCCGTTCAATACCTACATCAGTTCTGGCACGTCGAAAGATTGGACGAATTTAATAGACCTCTCGAAAGACATCACAATAGAGCCAACGACGGACTTACAATGCCGCCAATACGACTGGACGCACTCGAACGGAAAAGACCTTGTTAACGACTTGGTGTTCAAAAACGCTTCGAGGGTGTATGGTCGATACCGCGTAGATGATCCGGAGAACGATTTCGCATCGGGTACAAAGGAGATTAAAAGCCCCTTCGCTCCGCACGTCGTATCTTACATCCCGGGAACACAATTCGCGGTTCACCGTATGTTGGTCGATACCGACCAAGACGACAAGCGAATTAAAGACCCTCTGCCGCGTTTGGCATTTTGGAACGGAGGAGAACCCGGAAATGTTTACTTGTTCAACGACGCTAATTCCGCTACGCAAACCGCTACGGCGTACCCTGCCTTTTCGCAGTATTCCGATTTAGAAGCAACGGTTACGGATGAGGACTTAGGATATGGCCCCGAACGCCCTTTTCATTTGGTAGAAGCTAACCCATTGAATACGCTTTACTACAAGTATTGGTCGCCTTTCGTGAATCAGTTGTACAGTTCCGACGCTCGTAAGCTCACCGCATTCTTCCGGTTGACACGGGCGGACATTGCTTCATTCGAATTCTCGGATAAGATTTACTTGAAGGATACCTATTGGCGGATCCTGTCAATCTCTTACGACGCTACCTCGGAAGACCTCGCAAAGGTGGAACTCCTGAAGGTACTTTCAGATATTCGGGACTGTCAATTTCTCCCAACGGGCATCGACAAGGCAGACGGGAAAATACAGTTCTCGAATCCATCGGGGGCAACAGTTGATCAAGTCACGCGCGTTTGTTGCGAGAAGTACGGTTACCGTTACGACAACGCGACGTCAAATTGTTACCAACCATTCGAGCAATGAGGAATCTTGACAATCACCGTTATATAGCAGAGGCCATCCAATTACTCCAGGCCAAAGGGGAAAGGGTTCAAGTCCCGCTTTGGTTCAAGGTATTGGATTGGTTCTTGACTCTCGTTTACGTTTCCGCGCTTGGATTCGTCATCTATAAAATTGGCAAATGGCTACTCAGCAAGATTACGTTTTAAAGTTTAGCGCGGATACGGGCAACGTAAATAGCGCGATACAGGACGTTCAAACGGGCGTAGAGGGAACGAGCGGCGCGGTATCTGGGCTGACTAACCAACTCGACAAGATGACGGGCGGAGCCGTTTCTGGCTTCCGCAATCTTACCGGAGGAATCAAGAACGGGGTAACGGGTTTGAAGTCGTTTAAAGTCGCTCTTGCTGCTACCGGAATAGGGCTTCTTCTTGTCGCTATCGGATCGCTTGTTTCCTTCTTCACAAGCACAAAGAGAGGTGCGGAACAACTCAAAGTAGCAACGGCGGCTCTCGGTGCTGCATTCGACGTTTTAAGAGATCGCGTTTCCAAGATTGGGGGCGCATTGGTGAAGTTCTTTACCGGGGATTTCAAAGGAGCGTTGGAGGACGTCAAATCTTCGTTTACCGGAATCACGGACGAGATAATTCGAGAGACCAAAGCGGCCTCCGATTTAGAGCGGGCTATGAACCGCCTAAAGGACGAAGAGAGGGAGTTCACCAAAGCACGAGCGCAAACGAATTTAGAGATTTCTAAAGCGCGTCTTTTGGCCGAAGACGATACGTTGACCGTAGAAGAGCGAATCGATGCCTTACAACGCGCCGTAGAGCTTGAACAAAAGACCGTAGACGAACAACTACGCCTCGCCGAAGAGCGTGCGCGTATCGCACGGGAACAAATCGCCCTCGGTGAAAGTCTCGAAGAAGACCTCAACCGCGTAGCCGAAGCAGAGGCGGCGGTACTGGATCTACAATCCGCTTCTCTCCGTACTCAAAAGCGACTGCAAACGGAACTCAACTCGTTACGTTCGGAAGGTATTGCAAAGGCTAAGGAAGCAGCACAAGCGGAAATCGACCTTATGAAGGCGACCGCAGAGGCGAATACAAAGCGACGGGAAGAAGAGACAAAGACGCTTCAGGTTAAAACGGAAACCGCAGAAAAGGGGCTTATCGTAACGCATACAACCGTGACGGATGAGATGTTAGCGACGCGAGACGCGGAGGAAGAAAAGCGCAGGTTACGTCGCAAAACATTTGAAGACTTTAAAAACGGAGCAGAGTTAGCCGGGCATCAAGCGTTAGAATTTGCTCAAATGGCTTTGACCTTCCTTGGCGATTTGAACACCATCTTTACACAAGACGAAGAAAAGAGAGCGAAGCGCAGTTTTGAAATAGGTAAAAAGCTCGCCATTGTTACCACCATTATGAACACGGCGGAAGCAATAGGATCCGCACTTGCAAAAGACGCAACTTTTCCGGGCTCTCGATTTCTTGCAGCGGCGGCAGCCGGGGCAGCAGGAGCCGCACAAGTTGCAACCATAAGCCGTCAGCAATTCGAGGCGGGGGTTAGTGGGGCAGCGACAAGCGTAAACCGTCCGAACCTCACCGAACCACCATCACCCACAGCACCGCAACTCGACCTCGGATTCTTGGGGGCGGGAGCAGGCCAAACGGGCTTCCGTACCTATGTCGTCTCTTCGGAAGTATCGAACGCCCAACAAGCAAACCAACGTATTAACGACCAAGCCACCCTCGTAGGATGAATTTTATAGAACTCGTAATCGACGAAGAAGCGGAACTCTACGGAATCGACGCTATTTCCCTGGTAGAACAACCCGCTATCGAATCGGACTTCATAGCGATGAACGCCCAACTCTTGCAATTCAAAACGCAGGACGAAGAGAAGCGTATCGTAATGGGGGCCGCCCTGATTCCAGATAAGCCGATCTATCGAAAAAGCGGGGATGAAGAATATTACGTCTACTTCTCAAAGAAGACCGTCCGCCGGGCGATGGAACTTTACTTGAAGAACGGCAATCAAGCGAACGCCACCCTCGAACACGAGCACAAGATTAACGGCTTGCACGTCGTAGAGTCGTGGATCGTAGAGGGCGAGCAGGACAAATCCCGTATGTACGGGCTTGAAGTCCCGGTTGGTACGTGGATGGTTTCAATGAAGGTGGAGAACGATGCGATTTGGGAGAAGTTCGTAAAGGAGGGCAGCGTTAAGGGCTTCTCTATCGAGGGGTACTTTGCGAATAAGTACGAGATGGCGAAGGCCACCGTAAAGGAGGACAAGCGATATAAGAAGGGAAAGCGCGTCGATATGGAGTCGTATAGCGATTACCCCGACGCGGTAAAGAACAACGCAAAGCGAGGACGCGAACTCAACGAGAAGCACGGTAACAAATGCGCGACCCAAACCGGTAGGGTACGGAGTGCGCAGTTAGCAGCCGGGGAACCTGTATCGGAGGAGACGATTAAGCGAATGTACTCGTACCTCTCACGGGCGGAGGAGTACTACGACCCAAGCGACACGAGCGCGTGCGGAACTATATCTTATCTGTTATGGGGAGGTAAGGCCGGGTTACGTTGGGCAAAGTCGAAACTATCAGAACTCGAACTGCTATCCGCTATTGAGATAGAACTCGGACTGGAACACCTCGAAGAGTTGCTTTTGGAGTATATGGTTAGCCAGGTAATAAGCGAAGAACACGCCATTATTAACGACCGATTGGCCTACTCGACAGAAGAAGCAGCACGTAAGGCGGCGGAAGATATGGGCCTCGAAGGTATCCACACCCACGAGCTTGACGGGAAGACGTGGTATATGCCCGGAGCCACTCACCAACTCGCAGAGATTGGCCCACGAGGAGGGGTTCGTAGAAGCCGCAAAGCCCCCAAGAGCGACACGCCGAACAGAAACCCGAAAGGCAAAGGGACGGCAAAAGGTGATGCATCCGATACGCGATCCGCAAAGGTGAGCAAGAAAGACGAAGCCACCTTGAAGAAGAAGAGCGACGAATTTAACGAACGCTATAAAGAGAAGCTCGGATACGGCGTGAACGTAGGAATGTTAAAGGCGGTATTCCAACGCGGCTTGGGAGCGTTCAACGTAAGCCACTCTCCAAAGATTAAGAGCGCGTCGGCTTGGGCCTTTGCCCGCGTGAACGCTTTCCTCTACCTGGTAAAGAACGGGCGGCCACAGAACAAGAAGTACACCGGGGACAACGACCTATTACCAAAGGAACACCCCAAGAGAAATAAGGAATAATTCCAATAAACCGTTATATAAAAAAACTCTTCGAAGATGACATTGAAAGAACGCATCTCCGACTTGTTCGAAAAGTACTCCGTTGAATTAGAAGTGGAGGAAAAAGAAGAAGTCCAAATGGCAACCGCAAAGCTAGAAAGCGGCCAAGAAATTATGACCGACGCGGACTCGTTTGCTGTCGGCGTTGAGGTTTTCGTTATGAATGACGAGAACGAAAAGATTCCACTCCCGAATGGAGATTACACCCTTGAAGACGGCACGTCTTTGAAGGTAGAAGACGGCAAGGTTTCCGAGATGGAAGCCAAAACCGAAGCCGAAGAAAAGGAGAAAGAAGAGGATATGGCCTACGGCGATAAGGACAAAGACGAAGAGGAGAAGATGTCCGAAGAGCCAAAGGCCGAAGAGCCTAAAGAGGTGGAAGAGGTAGAAGCATCGGCAGAGGTGTTAACACGAGAAGACGTTGCAGGTATGATCGCAGAAGCTATCGAAGCAACGAAGGCGGAGTTCTCTTCACAAATCGAAGAGCGGGACGCAAAGATTACGGAGTTGAGTAAGCAGGCCACACCGAGCCTGTCACGCGCTCCAAAGATGGAGGCACCTGCCCCCGTCGATTTGAAAAGTTTATCAATCCAGGAACGCGTCGCTGCGATCCACAATCAATTTTCTAAATAATGGCTAACGCTACAGTTGGAGTCGGTACTTACGCCGGCGAAGCGGCACGTCCTTACGTAGCCGCCGCGATTTTGTCTGCTGACACTCTCGCAAATGGTTACATCTCCGTATTGGAGAACGTACACTCTAAAGCGGTTCTCCGCAAGTTCTCAGGGGCAGCAATCCAAGCGAACGACGATTGCGCCTTCTCTACCCCTTCTGCCGGTCAATTGACCTTGGGCGAGGCGGTATTGGAAGCTTCTGCTTTGAAAGTAAACGAGCAGGTTTGCAACGCTGACCTCCGCGCAACTTGGGAGTCTGCACAAATGCGCGGACAATCTTCAGCGGCCCCCGCTGATTTCTCTTCTTTTGTTGCTCAATACGTAGCCGCGAAGGTTGCTGAGGGCATCGAGCGAAACATCTGGCAGGGCAACTACGATTCTACCGACGGTGGAACCGATGGTACTTACACTTCATTCGACGGCATCTGCGCGAAGATTGTAGCAGGTACTCCCGGCGAAGAGGATACGTTCTCAGGTGCAACTACTGCCGGGAACATCTTGACTCGCATCGGCGATTTGGCTGTTCCTAACGTAATCGCGGGCGACCCCGATACGAAGCTCTTTATGAGCCGCGCGATGAAGCAGTTGTACTACAACGCTCTGGCCGATACGTACAACTTGCCTTTCCACGCTGAGGGAGCCGCTAACCAGTACAACGGTTACGAAATCATCACTCCCGGCGGTATGCCTGACGATACTTTCTTGTTCGCTAAGGGCGAGAACTTGTACTTCGGCACGAACCTCTTGACTGATCATATTCAAGCCTCTGTTTTGGATTTGACAGGTGTAACTGGTGATGACGTTACCCGCGTGATTATGCAGTTCTCCGGTGGTACGCAGGTGGTAGACCTCGACTCTATCGCAGTTGGTCGCCGTTCGGCATAATTGAATCGGGGAGGGGCTTTAAATCCCTCCCCACAATTCCTCTTAACTATGGCTTGTACATTGACAATTAACGGCAGGGCGTTTCCCTGCAAAGATAAAATCGGAGGAATCAAGCGCGTTTGGATTAAGGCATTCAACGCGTCCGATTGGGGTTCTATTACTTCGGGCGTTATTGCCGCCGCTTCTGCTATCGAGGTATTCGGTTTCGAACTCACTAAGAACAGCGGTTCTTTTCAACAGACGGTTACGGCCTCCGTTGAAAACGGAACGGTTTTCTACTCTCAAGTTCTTGAGTTGACGATGCCGAATCTCGTTGCTGCGGATAACGTAGAAATTGCCGATCTGTTGAAGAACCGCCTTTTCGTTATCGTTCAAGACAATAACGACAACTACTTCTTGATGGGTCACACAACCGGAGCGGAAGCCACCGGGGGAACCGTAGGCACGGGAACCGCGAAGGGCGACCTCAACGGTTACCAAATCCAATTGACAGCAGAGGAGGTTATTCCTGCTCCATTCGTCGCTTCTGACGATTCGAACATCACCTTCACGGCTGGATCCTGATTTCATTTTTGTTTGGTTCAAAGGTTACAGGACGGGGGAGGGCATTAGTCCTCCCTTTTCTTTTTCGATATGATTACACTCGCTCCAAATAGTTCCGACGAACAGTTCATTTACCTCACGCTTCAAGAAGCGAAGAAGGACTTCGATACCTTTACTCACTATCTCGTTATCTTTACGAGTATGGCGAGTAACGATACATACGCAATGGTGGGAAATGTTGACGCGGACAACGCTCGATATACGAAGCTATCGGTACTTACTAACCAACCGCTCGGAGCGTCGGGGAGGGTTCTTCTTACAGAATCGGGACAGTATACGTATGACGTATACGGGCAAAACTCAAGCACCAACCTCAGCGCGTCCGATGCTAGCGTGGTTGGTTTAATAGAGCGCGGGACGCTTACGGTAACCGGGGAAACGGGATACACGATACCGAGCATAACCATTCCCGATAACGTTATTTATTACGAGTAATGGAAATTCTACAACTCAGCAAATACGAGGAGCGTTCCTATCGCGAAACGCCCAACCAAAATGGGTTCGTTAATTACGGCGACGACAACCTATTCCCACAATACCTGGTAGACCTCTACCATTCCTCCGCTACTCACAACGCTTTGGTTACGTCCATTGCGATGATGATATTCGGCGAAGGCTTCGACGCTTCCGATTTAGAAGGTCGTTTGGCGTTCGACCAATGGAACTTGAACGACGAACTCCGCAAGGCTTGTTTGGACTTCAAGATTCAAGGCGGCTTCGCCCTCGAAATCAATTGGAGCCTCGACCGTACCACGATCGCAAACGTATCTCACCTTCCTTTCGAGAACGTCCGTAGCGGCTTCGTAAATGAAGATGAGAAGGTTGAGTCGTACTTCTACTCGAAGGACTGGGCAGATAAGCGAGAGGAACCCGTCGAGCTTTGCCCCTTCAATGAAAAGGAGAAGATGGATCACCCTACGCAGATAATGTACGTAAAGCCGTTTTCTCCGGGTTCGTACTACTATCCAAAGCCCGACTATATCGGTTCGATTAACTACATCGAACTCGACAAAGAGATTTCTATTTACCACATTAACAATATGCAGAACGGGATGTCGCCCTCGTTCTCTATTCACTTCAAGAACGGCATACCACCGCAAGAGGAGCGCAACCGTATCCGGATGGACATCGAGCGACAGTTGAGCGGAGCGGGCAACGCGGGGAAGTTTATCGTAACGTACTCCGATGATCCGGATAGAAAGCCCGACTTCGAGCCGTTCCAGTTATCGGACGCGGATAAGCAATACCAGTTCCTTTCGGAAGAGGTTACCGCTAAAATTATGATCGGCCACCGTGTTACCAACCCGATGCTCTTTGGGGTATCTGTTCCCGGCAAGTTGGGCGGCGGTGCGGAGCTTGAAACGTCAGCAGATATTTTCGAGGATAACGTAGTGAGCGGATACCGTGACGTTCTTATAAGCACTATTAAAACGCTTCTAAACGCCTCCGGTATTTCGGCGCAAGTTGCACCGATTGGAACAGCCGTAGAAGAGGCGAACGTCGATCAGTCTTACACAGGCGTACAAATAAGTACAGCGGTCGATGTTATTACGAAGGTAGGAACGGGAGAACTTACGCGCACCCAAGGGATACAGATTCTCGTTTCGATGTTGGGCTTTGGTTTGGAGCAAGCGGAAGCGATATTCTCAACCGATATTCAGTTATCAAGCGATTTCGAAGGCCCGAAAGTAGAGGCCGCAGAGTGGCTAATTGAACAAGGCGAAGAGATGGGGG